TCAATGATTGTCACGTTCTACCAAAAGAACGGAATCAACTTTTCTGAGATTTGCCATCAGGTTCTCCAGAGATTCCTTGTTGCGGACTCTGACGGTCATCTTGATGGTCGTGATCAAAGTATCATGATTGATGCTCGCATTGACAGTTTCCAATGTCATTTTGCACTGCGAGACAACCGTAACGATGTCCGTCAAAAGGAAGTTGCGGTCTTTGGATTCAACCACGAGGTCAGAATCATATGTTCTTTCATTATCCTCTACATCCCAGTGGACGTCGATCAAACGGGCACCATCGACATTGACGTTCGGACAGTCTCTGCGGTGTACCTTGACCCCCTCGCCCTTAGTAATAAAACCAACGATATCATCGCCATAGACCGGCTGGCAGCAGTGGGCAATGGACATCTTCATCGATTCAATGCCTGGAATCAATAAGCCTGACTTTGTCGAACGGCGCTCGACTTCACGGTTGAGGACATGCTGGAGTGCTTCTCCCTCTGAGACTCTGCTCTTCTGGTTGGTCAGTTTTTCACAGACAATCGTTGGATTGATTGACTTGACCGCAATGCCGTACATAAAGTCTGTATAATTGGAGACGCGGAATTCTTTATAGATATTCTCAAGCTTCCGCTTATCCATATATTCCTTTGGATCAAAGCCGCGGCGCTTAAGCTCATCTTCCAGCAGCTTCTCGCCTTCTTCAATTTTTTCGGAACGCTTCTCAGTTTCTTTCTTGGTCAGATAAGCACGGATTTTATTCTTCGCCTGATTGGTCTTGACGAACTTGAGCCAGTCTTCACTTGGCCCGGATCCTTTTTTGGTCTTGATCTCAACGACATCGCCCGTCTGCAGCTCCGTATTCAGCGGAACCATTGTATCATTGACGACAGCACCGACACAGGTATGCCCAATATCTGTATGGACACGGTATGCCAGATCTACCGGCGTTGCGCCATTCGGCAGGTCGATGACTCTGCCCTTCGGAGTCATAACATAGACATTGGCTTCAAAAACATCATGCTGCAGGGTTGCCATATATTCAGAGGCACTAGTATTGGATTCTTCTGCAGAATAGGTCGCAAAATTCTTAAACCAGGAGAGCTTATCCTCAATTTCCTTCTGCTCTTCCTTGGCATTGTACCTCTTGCCTTCCTTGTATCTCCAGTGTGCGGCAACACCGTTTTCAGCGATGCTGTCCATTTCTTCCGTTCTGATCTGCACTTCAAAGATCTTGCCGTCATCACCAACAATCGTTGTATGAAGCGACTGATACATGTTGGTCTTGGGGACTGCAATATAATCCTTTAGGCGGCCTGGAATCGGTTTGTATTTTGCATGAATGTATCCCAGGATCTCATAGCAGTTCAGTTCGCTCTGCGTCACAATACGAATAGCCAGCAGATCGAGAATCTGGTCAAAGCGCTTATGCTTCTTGACCATTTTGTTGTAAATGGAATACAGATGCTTGGATCTGCCGAAGATGCGGAACTGAATATGATTTTCATTCAGCATCTGTGAAATCTCCATGATCATATGATTGACAGATGCATCACGTTCTGTCTTCTTCGTTTCTACAAGCTGTGCAATGCGGTGATACTCTTCCCTGTCCAGATAATAGAATGACAGATCTTCCAGTTCATTTTTGATGGAACTGATACCTAAGCGGTGTGCAATCGGAGCATAGACATCCAGGGTCTCAGCTGCAATTCTCTTCTGAGCTGCCTCCGGCTGATATTCCAATGTGCGCATGTTATGGAGACGGTCGCAGAGCTTGATGAGAATGACGCGGACATCCTTGGCCATCGCAATAAAGATCTTGCGGTGATTTTCCGCCTGATATTCAGGGTCTTCTTTTCCTTTATACTGCAGTGTGCCGACCTTGGTAACAGCTTCGACCAAATCAGCAATCTCTTCATCAAATTCAGCCGCAAGCGCATCATGCGAGATACCGCAGTCTTCAATGACATCATGCAGGAAACCGGCCGCAATCGTCTTTGGTCCTACCTGCAGAGTCGTCAAAAGATACGCTACATTTGTGAGATGAATGATATATGGTTCGCCTGATTTTCGAAACTGACCGGCATGATGTTCAGTCGCATAATTTGCTGCTTTCTCAATGATTGCCAGGCTCTTTGGATCATGAATATAGGTCTGCGCTGAATTCATGACGTCATTCACTCCTGGATTTTTGATTTCTTCCATATTTCATTCACCTCCCTTCAATAATTATTATATCGTATCATTATACAGAAGAATATTCGGAAAACGTAATATTTAATCTAAACAAAGCCATATTTTGAGCGTTTTGAATTAGCTGTGTACGCTACCGTGTATGCTACCTTTGTGAAATTTTACGAATTTATATGAAAAAAGCCAGCTCCAGCATGCCAGCTCTTTCCATGATAAATGAGAAAAATTATGTCAAAATAACCAAACCTACGGAGTGGAAGGTATTCCCTTCCAATACACACAGGACAGTTAGCATGAAATTGAGCAAAAAAATTTAAGAAATTTCAAAATCTTAAATAAGATTTCAAAAATCTATTAAGAAAACTAAAAAAGACCGCCACCCTATATATAAGGATGACGGTTATTTATTACTTCTTCTTTCCACCGGACTTCTTGGAACCTGTTCCGCACTTTGCCATGTCTTCACCCTCTCTTTCTCTTATGAACCTACTGTGCATTGTTGTTCTTGTATGCAGCATTGGAAATACCACACAGTGCACCTGCGAATGTAGCCATAAGTGAAATTGTTGTAATTAGCAGCTTGGTATCCCATCCATAGGCCAAGCCAAGACCACTGATAAGAGCAATTGAAGCTGGAACTACTGTGCATAGAATCCATTTGATAATCGTATAAAGCTTGTCAGGTAAAATCATTTATTCTCTTCCTCTCTTTCTCTGACTTCCTTATTTGTAAATACAACGGATGTTTTTTCGCAGAACTCGTCCTTGACTGATTCAAGCTCGTCAATGTTGTTTCCTGACAGAGCATGGTTGACTAAGGCAAGCTGTGCTTTGATGCTCAATTCCATAAATTTTTCATGGTCATTCAGTCGCTTGGAGTCACGAGACAGGTGATCATCAATTTCATTAAGATGTTTCTGCATTTTGTCACACCTCGTTTCGACTGCAAGGATTCTCCCGTCCTGTAGTTTGTTAGGCTCTTGTATCTTGTTCTTGGCTGAGACTATCCACTGGATGAACTTAATGACAGTGAAGAAGCAGCATAGTATGGCTGTTACGTAGCCAACGTAGATCATGAATTGATCCATGATCTAGCTACCACCTTTCGTTTATTCATACCATCCAATCCCTTCCAGTTGCCAGCCGTTCTTGACTGCTGTCGTGACCTCACTGGCTGATGTAGTGAAGTGATGACCTAGACCGCCATTGTATAGACGATAGACCTCATCACCATATTGCCTTGAATAGAACGCAATTCCTTCATATTTCCATCCATTGCTGACCATTTCATCCTTTTCTGAATCAGAAACGGTATACATGTGTTCGCCCATGTTCGGATTGTAGAAACGATATACAGGAACATCACCGGACTGGAAGAAAGCAACACCTTCATACGTCCAACCATTGTTCCTTGTTCTGACAGCTTCATCATAGTCAGCGGTCATGAAATGCAATCCATTTGATATGTTATAGAACCGATAGACTGCATTTTTCTGTTTTGACAATCCGTCATCTATTTCAACATATGGATTGTAGATGAAACCCATGAATGGATGGCTCGGAATATCCAAATCATTGACATTATGCTCAGTCAAGAACCATCTTGTGCCACCATAGTTAGACTGTGAGACTGTGATTGTGTCTCCATCAATTGCTTCGACAACTCCAACGTGACCGTATGAGCCAGACCAGCAGATGACTGCTCCTAATCTTGGCTCTGTTCCTGTCTCGTATGAAGTATTGTTCATCCAGTCAACAGCATTGCACGCTGGCATTTGTGCCTGATTGTCAGACAGTTCTCTTGAACGTCCATTGGCATATCCTACACAATTAGGAAGTACACTGTTTCCATCAATCACAATGCAAGGATTGAGAGTGCTCAGATAGTAAGGATTGTCCTCACTTGGCTCTGTGAATCTCGGAGAGAACTTAGTCATTGTTAGCACCATCCTTGTCTTTCAGCTTTGGAAGGATGACTTTAACATTTGATTCCAAATCATTCTTTGAATCTTCTAATTCTTCTTTTGTCTGTGTTTCCATTCATATCCCTTCTTTCTGTTGCAAAAATGCTATTCTGATTCTAGTAATAGACGTACTTCTTCTCTGATTTTTTCAGGAACATCGTCAATCGTCTTGATGCCCTTGCGAATCAGTGCCGCATAAATCTTCGCCATTAGTTTGTACCCCCTAGATTCATCTCATAGATATCGGCTAATGCTTCCTGAATATCTGTGATAGCGATTTCTGAATCTGTCATCTGACGGAGAATGAAATAGTAGCCATCCGCCATGTGCGTTTCCTGCACAAAGATTTGATTAGTGAGTGTCTCGTCCTTCTCACCGTCATTGACAACAATGGAAGACAGATTTTTTCTAGTAAAGATACTGGAATCAATCTCTGTAGGCGAAACGTAGTTGTTACCGTTCATTGTCAAATTATCAATGACGGTACCGTCCTTCAATGTAATTTTATACATGCTATATCCTCCCTTAGTGTTTTGTATAGATTATTGATTTGTTCCTTCTGCTGCCGACTCATCATCCTGGATTGATTCTGATACCAAGAAGAATACCAATCATCGAACTCTTTGACTGTCATCTTCTTACACATCTTTTTCATCTTCCTACGGGGGGTGCTGATTTAAGATATACAGAAAGCAGGGCGAACGCCAAAAGAGGCACTAGCGCCGAGGTAGTTGCAAACCCCGTAGCTGCCGACAATGGCGAAGTAGGACGCGGAAACGGCATCTCTCAGCCAATAATCTTGTCTAATTTTAATCATTGCTGCATTCTGTGCAAACAAAGGTAACTGAGAATTTTCTACGGCATAGTTAGTAGGTAACACACTTCCGTTTGCCATAGCAGCAAAATGTTTGCATCCGTATACCATCACTTCAGTCATAAGGTCGACTGTGCTATCCGCCCACATACCACCAGAAGGATATCCATTTGACATAGCGTTTTGTAAATAAATTCTATGTGACTTCAAATGAGTTCCGAATATACCAGATATGGTTGTCTTTGCTGATGCCAGATTTGTCGTATACATAGCAGAGCCAACATACGCGCCTGTCGTTACATTTGAATCATTCATTTTGGCACTATACAGATTCGTTGCAGGAACAATAACAGCATGATGACCTAGCACCGCAGTGTCACCGCAATTTGCATAATAATCAAATCCCGCAATAACCCAATTTATGCCACCGATAGTCCAATAGTCACCTACGAACAAATCGGCGAATGTACCATTTGAGATTGCGGTGTACTGAGCATCTGTTACGGCAGTACCTAAATACTTACCACGATAGAGATTATGAGAACCCGCATTTGACAAAGGTGTGATGTTTGCAATGCTTGTCGCTAGTGCTGAATCTTTTGAATCTACCTCACTCTTTGTGTAAACATCTGCGGCATTCGCTTTATAACCCATCAGGTCATGCTTGGAAATCTGTTTAACATCTTGATCATCATTGACAAATATCTTACCTGTATCAGATAAAGCACTGATTATTGGTTTACTTGTTATTCTTGTCATGTTCTACCTCTCTATCATGGATGCCATGTGATGGGGTGTGATTTTGCAAACAGGATTGCCATTTCTTCCGTTACATTTATCCGTTAAAATAACGTTATTTGTTAAACTTGAGTACATCACTTCACCCCCTCTGGTGTATCTTCACCTTTGCCGTTGTTCAATTCCTTTTCTTCGTCTTCATTCATTCTTTATTCCTCTTCTTTCTTTTACAGATAACCTTCTTTATATTCTTCTACAGTAATACTTTTATACTGCTCATCCGTAATTTATTTCTTTGCGAATGCTTCTTTCAGACAGATATCGTTTCCTTTAGCCAAGCAGGAAACGAGGGCGAAGACCCCAGGTGCCGGAAGCGTTGTAGGGGTTCAAATCGCCGCCGTTGCCCACAAGCGCGAAGCCGAAAGCAGTTGTAATATTGCGGAGCCACCAAACCTCACGGTTACAGATAAACTCTGGAGCCAATCTGAACAACGGAAGCTGCCCATAGGCAATGCCAATGTTATAGCCATAGTTATGACCAGACATGCCAAATCCGCCATGGCCAACAACCTCTTCAGAAGTCATGAGATTAACTTTTGAATCATACCAATCCCAGCCACTAGGAAGATCACCGCTAATTGCATTTGATAACAATTCTTTATTTGTTAAGAGATTGGATCCAAATGCAGTTGCAAGATATCCAGCCCATGTAGGCAGCACGTTTGTATACATTGCGGTTGCAACATATCCACCGGCTGTTGTATTAGAAGAGTTCATCTTGAACTTTCCAAAGATTCCATCTGGAACAATAACTGCATGATGTGATGTGAACTCTGTGCTTCCTCTATGCAGATAAACATCTAATCCGGCAACGCGGAATACAAATGCCGTTCCGTTCACTGTTTTTGTGAAGTAATCACCGATATAGATATCCTTAAACGTGCCGTTTTTAATGTTTGTATAGAAACTTCCATCCGTTACGTTTGCAGTGATATCTTTCCCTCTGAATACGCTGTTATGTGAACCAGCATTTGCCAACAAAGGCCATGTAATGGTTCCATTTTTCTTTGTGCATATTTGATACGTTGATTCTGCAGCACCACCAAAGCAGACGTTTCCATCTGGTGAGAAATCCATCAGATAAGTAGCGCCTTGTGCCAGTACACTATTGGAAACTCCAAGACCAGGCTGTTTTGTATCGTAAAGATACACGCTGACTGTGCTTGTATTATCACCATTGTATGAACCACCAAATACCAATGTTGCAGTTCCAGATGTTCCGCTGATTGTTATTGTTCCGATTGTTACGTTGTCACATTTAACCAGTATGCCAGAGCCTTGATTGTCTGAATAAATAGAAGTATCTACTTTCCAGCCAATCGTTACTTTAATGTAGGTTCCATCATCTGCTGCAGTTCCGTCCGATGTGCAATGGTAAGCAGCCAATGATGTGATTGTTGGTGCCACATACGCAAGTTTCCAGTTAGCAGTCAGTGATAAAGCATAGTTACCAGTGAATGAACCGCCCGGATAATATGTTGCACCGTCAGAACCAGACCACGACACGAAGTCATATAACGTTCTTGTAGGAACACTGGTAGTGATTGTGAGTGTCTGACCGTATGTCTTAGTCTGATTGCCTGGTGCATTCGTACCACCATTGGCATTGAATGAAACTTGCCATGTGTTAATTTGCCATACTGCTGTCAGTGTCAGAGCATAATTTCCAGTGAATGAAGAACCATTTGAATATGTCTTTCCGTCTGATCCGGACCATCCTTGGAATGTATAACCTGTCCTGGATGAACTTCCATTCAACGTTAGACTGATGCCATATACCTTAGTCTGGCTGCTTGGAGTAGTACCGCCATTGCCAGCATATGTGACTGCATATCTTGGATTGGCTGACGTTTTTACGCTGACTGTTGGATTGACACTGTTTTTTGGAAATGTAGACTTTCCATAACAGGAATAACTTGCAGATGCTGCGGAACCATCACCGTTATGAGCCACTTCTACGTCAAATTCGTCAGTAACATGGTCACCCGGATAACCGGTAGTAAACGATACATTACCTCTGCCGTTAAGGCTTACATATGCTGTGTCGGCATAGATGTTATAAGGAGAATTGTTATAGTAACCGCCACGAACATGGACTGTTGACGATGTTCCATTGTTGGCGGTCTCATACGCTTCAACCCAAATTCCTATCGCACCATAACCAGGATTACCAAGGTCATTATTTACTCTTGTCATTTAATCACCTCAATTCGATATGTAGTTTAATGACAGATGCTCGTTCTGTCTGACATGGAACTGATAATAGCCAGGACTATTCACACCATATTTGATATTCAGCGTCTGGAAGAACTGAGCACTCGCAATGAACAGTTCCTTGTTGGTTATGTAAGCAACCTCAATGCCATTGTCATAGAAACTAATTCTGTCTGAAGACATGACCAGCTTCATAGATGCATTGTCGTTGCCAATCAATACGGAACCATCTGGCTGAATCGTGAAATATTCAGATAAGCCCATATGGAAGATCCCATTGTCCAGGTCCCAATAGTTCACACCTGTTGAATCTTTGATGACGCCAGCCTTGACCACCGCACCGTTCAATGTGCCAGCAGTAATGAAGTCGGCTACGATTGCACCGTCTGCGGTCATAGCTAAACCATACTGACCGTTATATCCTGTGCTGGAATATCCAAGACCATTCTTATTGAACCGCCATACCTTTGTAGCTGTTGATATGGAATCTGTATCCATAATCAATATTTCATCTGGATATGAATCACTATTCGCATCATGGATCATGACATAACCACCTTTGTTGCCAGTAATCAATCTTGTGGCTGTGTTGATAGCCAGTTCCATATCTGTTGTTTTGACGATATCTTCAGTCTTCTTCTGGATTTCAGATATCGTTGTAGCCATGTTCGCTTTTGCATCGCCTAATTCGACTGAATCATAGCAGTCAAGCAGACCGTTCCATACTGTCTTGATACATTTGGCTGTGGCATTCACGTTATACTCAGGGAAGTAGACCGTTACTGTATCGCAAAGATTAACGATTGTTTTTACACCTTCATGGAACACTTCAAGAACGTCATCCTCATTGTCCTCAAGGAATACGTCTTCATTGTCAGTTAGATATTCCACAGAATCAGATGTGTCCTTCTGAACAAATGAAACAGTCAGATTGATGTCTGGAACACCGATGTTATTGTTGGAAATATAAGTCGTTGATTTGGCATCAAGCTGTTCAACTGTCGGCATTGTGGAAAAATCCTGCGAACAGTCAACGCTCAATGTTCTGCTGAAGTTATAGGTGCCACTTGGCTTTACGATGTTTCCATGTATCTCATTTCCGTCTGTGTCAATCCAGTAACTGACAACACCTGTGTAGACGTTTGAACAGTTCTCCTCTTGCTTCAAATCTGTTAGATTCTTGCCATAACGGATCACAACACCATTGTCTGAACCACGATTGTTCTCAAGTGTTGCCTTGAATTTATCAAAATGCCATTCACCACCATAAACGTCCAGCAGGCTTCCTTCCTTGCCACCTAGCCAGCTTCTGATGCTGGAAGGTACATTTACCTTAAACGATGCTGATGTGCTTCTAGATGTGCTCAGAGTGAACGGACAAGCAACCATGCTGTTGCCAATCAAGCCAGCCAATGCACCTTGAATATTTGTACTACTGAACGGAGCACACAGATAGCCGCTCAGATCATATGATATGTGCTGTGCATAGACCGTAACAATACCGCCTATTGCCTTACTTATGTGATAAATTCTGAATGGCTGTTCATCATCCAGATAATTTGCCTTTGCATATATGATTCTTCTTTGTGTGATTGCTGAGTAGTGGATGCCAGTGACTGGGTAATCCATTTCCAGTTCATATGAACCGTTACGTTCTTCCGTGACAATCAGCCTTGTGCAATCCGAAAGAAAACCGAATCCCATTGTCTGGAACTCGGTCTCTGTGCTTTCGTATAATTTTGGATATTTGACTTCGCTCATAATGTCACCCATCTAGGAGTTATTTCAAGTGAAGTGATGCCACCGTCAAAATAAATAACAGATGTATCTGCTGGTATCTCGCAGAACTCTCCAAGAGCAACACATGAATTCATGTTCTCACTTGTCTGTCTGTAAATGTTCATTTCTTCGCAATCAATGTATAGATAGTCAGCAAGAGTCTTGATGGTCATCTGGATATTGCCAATCGTAATCGTACCTGCTGCTGTTCCAATTACTTTGATGAGTGGTTTTGATGCATATTTTGTAGGATTAGTTATCTGAGTATTGGTAGCTGATATCGTGATTGCTGTCTCACCAGACTTCAATCTCCAATATGGCTTGAAATTGAATGTTAGCTTGGACTCACCGCCAACATTGTCATAGTTAGTCCATGTATTCGGACCTACAAACTTTGCCATACCATAGACCAATGGATCCTTGTCATCTTCAAATCTCTGATATGATCCAAACGTATCCGCAAGTTTTCCAGCAAATGCACGTAATGAAGAAATAACTCCATCTGTCCTGTTCAGAACATAAACTGAATAATCCAATGTGAAATTCTTATATCTTCCATTATCAATGAGCAGATCGCCACTCCGACCAGGCACAGAAACATGGGTAACATCCCTTTCTGGAATGACATAATCAGAAAGACGCTGTACATGAATGTTCACATCACCTAAAGATGTTCCAGCAAATGTTATCATCTGAATACCGCTCCTTTCTGATTTACACCATTCTGAATCTTATCCATGACGATATCCGCAAGTGCAGATACATCCTGTCCTTGAGCACCGTTGACAATCATGGTCACACCACCATAAGACACACCACCATTTGCAGATGCGGATGTGCCATAAGATGACGTTGCAGATATATTGGAATTTATGTTTCCAACAATGCCATCTGAAACAATGCTGTTGATATCATCAACTGCACTCTGCACATTCTTAGAATCCTGTGTCAGACCATTAGCCATACCAGCATCTACCATTCGACCAGCATAAGCCATCAGACGAGATGGAGAACCGATGCCAAAGAATGATTTGACACCATCCCATGCATCTTGGCATATGCCTGTGATTGCATCCCATATAGCACCGCCAGCATTCTGGAGACCTTGTACTAATCCGTCAATGATACTGTGACCTAATTGCCCCCAATCAAAATCACTGAATGAATCTGAAATGCCAGCAATGATTCTAGGCATTGCTTTAATAATGTCTGGTATTGCTTTGATAAGACCTACAATCAACTGACCAATCAGCTCTATGCCTGATTCTAGTATCTCTGGAAGATGTTCAAGGATTGACTTGAGTAAATCACCCATGACCTTTCCAATCGCTTTCAGAATGGCTGGAAGATTGTCGTGGATGCCTGTAGCAAGCTGTTCAATCAACTGCATGCCAGAATCTAAAATGTCTGGAAGTTTATCCAAGATATTTGACATTAAATTCTTTAATATCGTTCCAATATTGCTGATGACTGTTGGTAGATTGTTCAATAATCCTGTTGCAAACTGTCCAATAGCTTGGAAACCTAAATCTAAGATGCTTGGCAGATCATTGATGATTGTATTCAGTATATCGAGGAGCAATGTTCCAATGTTTGTCAGAACTGTTGGAGCACCGTTTGACATTCCCTGTGCAAGATTTGTAATTAAATCAGAACCTTGCTGGATCATTGTTGGCAATGAATCTGTTAAAAATGTCAGCAGATTTGTCAATAACTGCTGCATACCTGTTGCGATTGCTGGCCCGATTGAAGTAAAAATATTTCCAACCATTGGAATCAGGTTACTAAAAACAAATGTATTGAAACTAGTTACTAAGTTTGTAACATATGGTGTTATATCTCCACCTAATGCAAGCTGTCCTATGAAATCTGTGAATGATGCTTTCATCATGTTGAAAGAACCAGTCAATGTTGTGGCAGCTTCCTTTGATGTTGTTCCTGTAATACCTAACTCGCCTTGAATCACATGGATTGCAGTATAAACATCATTCAGATTGCTGATATCATACTTAACACCTGTTATCTTCTGAGCATCTGACAGCAGTCTCTGCATCTCAGTCTTTGTTCCACCATAGCCAAGTTTCAAGTTATCAAGCATGGTATAGTTCTGTTTAGCAAATCCTTGATAAGCCATCTGGATGCTTTCCATTGAAGTACCCATCTTGTTACTGTTGTCTGCCATATCAGTCAATGCAGTATTTGCTGATTCGGCTGCCTTTGCAGTATCTCCACCTAATGAAGAGACTAGCGATGCAGCGAATGATGTTGCCTGCTCCATGTAAGCATTAGCAGACAGCCCTGTGGTCTTATAAGCCTGTGATGCGTACTGTTCTACAGTTCCAGCGGAATCCTTGAACAATGTTTCAATACCACCAATAGACTGTTGCAATGCACCACCAGCCATGACAGAATCAGCCAATGCCTTACCAATAGCGGCAACGGAAATAATGCTCATAGCTTTAGCAACAAGACCATTCCCAAACAAGCCACCAGATTTTTCACCAGCATCTGACGCTTCGCCACCGAGCAGATTGGAAATAGATCCTTTTATCCCATTTGCAGATGGAATGATCTGCACGTATTGTTGTGCTAGTTGTGTTCCATTACTTGCCATTTTTCGTACCGCCTTTCATTATTCGTTCCCTAGCTTCCAAGAAATCATCAAATGTCTTGTATACTGTTACCTTCGGCTTTTCATTCTTTCTCAGCAGACTTTGAGTGATTGACTTCGGTCTGTTTCTACCCTTCTGAGCGTCCTTTGTATTCTGCCAGATAATGACTCTCAGTTCGTCAAGAACCGATGCCATCATAAAAGTGTCAAGACCAACCAGCTTGTCAGACTCGGCAATTGCTACTCTGGAATTGACACTAAGACCTCTCACAAGTATGGAAATATAGACCGGAGAAAACTGCTCCATATCGTAAATATGATAAGTTTCAGCCAAGTCACAAATCAGATCATCATGATATTTTTCTAATGTGAAAGCTAGGACTAGGAGTTTTTTGTTTCTTGATTATTTTTTAAAATGTCAGTGATGTCTGCCATCATTCCAGTCATCTTGACAATATTATGTTCTTTATCAGTGTTATGCTTTCTTAATTCTTTGACCTGCTTATCATCCAATAGCAAAGGAAGGACGGCAGGGATAACACTTACATTCCCACCGTCCAGCTTTCCTAAAAGGACAAGCAAATCCCAGTTATCGAGACGATAATCTTCGATTTCATATTCAAATCCGGATTTAGTTGTACCTTTTAACATATTGTTTTACCTTATGCTGCCTTGCATTCATACTCGTAATGAGTATTTCCGCTGTCATCAGCCTGTGCTGTGATTGTTGTTTCACGACCTTCACATTCATCATCCTTGTAGACGATATCACCCATTGATGTGACCTTGCCGACTGGAATAACGATTCTGTGAAGTGTAGAATCTCTTTCAATTACTTCAATAACGTATACATGGTCTTTAGGATCATCTGCGTTAGCTTTGATTGTGATACCTGTTGTGATATCACCTGTTACATTTGCATCTCCATAATGCATCTTGAGAACTTCCAGATTCTTATTCTCAATTGGAGTGAATGTGAACTCATCTTTTGTCTCAGTATGGTAAGAAAGAACAACAATTCCGCCCCATGATTTGATATTGTCATGGTCTTTTGTGAATGAATTGCTGACACCATCTTCTGAGATATATCCAAGACACTTATATTCTGTTGCAAGTGCAGTCTTTGCGTCTGTTGGTAATGCTGTTCCAGCAGCAGCAATCCAAACTCCACCTGTAGCCGCTGGTTTGCCGACAGTTACATTTGTTACTGTATTAGCCATTGTCTAATCTCCTTTTCTTAATTCGCTTGGTAATAAACCAAATCGTAGACCGCCTGATAGCGATATCTTTTTGTTTCCGTATCGGTATAGTTGTATTCAGAATTCAGAGTAGATTTATATATCTCTGTGTTATCCGGAATCACATCCATAGCCGATTTCACTCGCTGACTTAATGATGCTGCTTTCGCTAATGTTGTGGAGTATGACTGAAAAGCAAAAGAACCACTCCGTAAGTAGTCCTTGTTTCCTTCTGATAGTTTTTCAAACAATACGTATTCCTTTGGCGGATTCTCTGGTTCTTCCAGATAGACTGGAGTCTTACCTAGAGCATTGCTCAGATAAGCTAAAATTGTAACTTCAATCATCATTTCACCGCCTTAAGAATCGTATTGTTCTTGAGATTGTCTCTTTTTGCAGATGCAGACACAGCAATCACAGAAGCATTCACTCTGTTCTTCCCAGTGTATGTAGATGATTTATATCCAGAACCCAATCTTGATACGGCATCATCTGCATATTCTTTGCATATTGCTTTCATCTCATCAGATCTGAGCAGCCATCTTACTTGTTTCTTGTTTAGAACAAGCCTATTGCTACTCATATACTTCCACCGCAATCTTTCTATTGCATGGAATCATCTTCATGTCTGCAAACGACTCAACCGGAATCCCAATAGTGGAATACTTACGTGAACCAATCACGACATAAGAATTTTCCCATGTGTTAGTGTCACCATTCGGAATGAATATCCAGTATGAAATACGCTTTCCAGATAGATTCATCTCATTAGTGACATCATCGGATGTCGGCTGACCTACAACACAACCAGATACTGTGATTGGATTGCTGTCAGTCTCAACTGGTCTGTTGAACTCGTCTACTGCTCCTTCAACCTTGTTGTAAAGAGTAATCGTTGTCCTATTGAGCATCATGATTCGGTATCTCCAATATAGAAATCAATCACTCCATACTTCTGCCGACCATAATCACCGATGACCTTTTTGATTTCATTCTTAGTGAAATACAGACCACCACCAGCAATTGTTCCGGAAACAGTGTAGCCAAGTGCGGATTCGCTGAATTGTGACATTCCAGATGTTGAAGCATCTGTTCCGATATAACGCTCACTGGCAGTAATGACTACCATCTTTGCGTTGATACCAATGTCTGCATTGGATGTAATCAACGTATCAAGATTAGTTCCATACTTGGCAACTTCTGTGCGGAGCATTGCGCTTGCTTCCGTTAAAACTGTCAGCATGACTGCTGAATCCGTTACCGTATGACCATTTGCAATCACATCATCGACTGTCGCATAAACAGCTCCCATATCACTTCACCGCCTTTTTCCTCTTTGGTTTTGTTTTTTTAGAATCATCATGTTCATCAAGTAAAACTAGAGATTGAACAGGTTCCTTTACAGGTTCCCATTCATCTCCAGTAACACCAAATGCATCAACGATTTTCCCTGTCCTAGTGTTCTTAAAGAGCATTAGGCATTAGCTTTTGTCATTCTGACGAATGCAGTTTTGTCTAAGATACCCCAGCCAATATAGACTTCAGAACGGAGATAGACCTGGTTATGACCTTTCAGATCAGAGCCAGTGTTATCTGGATCACCATATTCAATGACTTCCAGCGGAATCTCTTTGGAATAACCCCACTTGAATGCATTAGCAAAATCGCCAAGAATTGCAAAATCAATTGTAGAAGCACCAGATACCGCTTTTTCTACAGTGCTGTTTACATCTGCTGGAACGCCCTGGATAGCTGCTGGATTAGCACCAAAACGAAGCTCTGGATATAATCTATTCTTATTTTCATTTGTTCCAACATATAACTTAGAAAGAATGTTGGCATAAGATCTAGAAAGAGCCATACCTGTGACATCAGCATCTGCTGCCAATGCGACTTCATATGCTGCATCTAATGATTCATCTGGTTTTGTAGCATCAAATGTAGAAGAAGCTGTTACAAGATTGTCAAAATAGTTTGTAGGAATTGCAGTTGTAGCTAATGCGCCTGTCTTTGGATTAATTCCATGGAATGCAGCAATATCAAATCCCTTTGCTACCTTGTTAGCGAAACCTGTACGGAATGAATCCAGAATCTGTAATCCTACTTCTTCTGATCCATACATAACTTCGTTAGAAACTCGTGCTCCATATTCAAATTTGATAGGCACGATTGTGACAGGATCTACTGTTGCTCCACCGTGTGCCTTTGCTTCATTCTCACCGAGAACGGATACATCGGAATCCATGCTGAATGTGAAATACTTGTTTCCATTGAATGCGATTGGTGTCTGTGCGGATAACTTCGCCAGAGAAGAATGTCCCTTGACTTTATTGAATAAGTCAGCGACATCTGTTGTTGAAAACATTGATCTTGTAGCTGTCATGATTTTTTATTCTCCTTTTAGTTGTTTTAGAATTCTCATGTTTGAAGCCTGAGCAGAATTACCTTGTGGTTCTTCCGTTGACTTCATTGGTATTGGTGCAGAAACGACCAATTCTGAAAGTTCTTTGACCGATGCTCTGATTTCTTCTTCGTTTGAACCAGTAATGAACTTCCATGCTTTTGGATCCAGATGAGACTCAATAGCAACCTTCGTTTTTACCGAGTCGGTCTCGTACTTGCTTACTTTGTCCTGTAGATCCTTGATGGTGTTCGCATCGTTTGTGTGTGCTTCTAATTGACCGGACAATTCCTTGTTTGCTTTCTTCAGTTCGGCATAATCGGAATATCTCTTTTCGATTGCTTCACGTTCACGCGTTAAACGTGCCTTGATTGCATTATTGAAATCATCCTGTGTCGTGATTGGTGTAAATTCTGCTGTTGTTTCTTGTGTTTCTGTAGGTGTCTCCACCTGTGTTTCAGCATTTTCTGCCATTACTTAATCTCCTTACCTCATTCAATCCGCTGAGTGTGCGTCATATTAAAAGCCAGTCTTTCGGCTGGCAGTTAATAGCTAACAATTTGCTTCTTCTTATCTTTCCTCTGAGTACAAAAATAGAAAGCCAAAATCATGCTTTCCATCAATGAAACATCTATCTGGTCATTCAATGACTTGTAACCAAATCCACCATTGGAACCGATTGCTCTATGTTCTGAATTGGTGACTGACTGAGCCAAACTTGGCTGACCTTTATGGCATATCATCTTTCCAGTGACTGCTTTTTCAAATTCAACATTGGCTGTGATGATCTCAGCAACTTTTGGATATATCGGAGCATGGAGTCCATCGTCCTTCATATCCTTTTTGAGTGTTTCCACTCCATTGGCACCATCAACAATAACTTCATCGACATCTGCCTTTTCCAAGAAATGAATCAACCATGACTGACCAAACCGGAATGGCTTACATGCCAGTGATTCAACAAACACCTTTCCGTCTGTTGTCTTCACCGCAATGGAAACTGCAATATTTCCAGTTCCTTTGCCATACTTGATTCCAACCGTAAGCTGACCAGTCAATTGTGGAAGTTTATCAACTTTCAATTCATCCCATTCTGCTTGACTGATTGCCGACTGCAGATTGTACTCCAGCCATAAGCCAAGACGCTGGATATTAAAATCCATATCGTCTCCATTGATCTCATCCATGATTGCTCTTTCTGTGAGCAATGTACCAAGTGATGGAGATGTCTCATACCATAAATCTTTGTCATGCACATTTGACATTTTTGGAACCGACCATTCTGACCAACCTGTGTGGTCTGAGTCACCGGACAATACTTTCTTACGCAGATTCTTAAATACCGTTCCAGCACTCTCTGTTGTTGGTGGAGTACCTAGCATAATGGTCTGCGGATTCTTCTGAGCACTCACAACGTAGTTTAGAGCCGTCTGCTGACCGATTGTGTATTCCTGTGCTTCATCTATCACGACCAAGTCATATCCGCTTCCTAAGCCACCTGTCGTTGTCCTGGTGCGGAACTCAATCACACCGCCTGTATCTAGTTCGATATGTTCTTTGCCAAATGCTTTCAATACAGAAACTGGATGGATACCAAGATTCTCAATGCGATTCAACAGTCTCTCCCAAGCAATATGTGCGGTATCAGTCAGCTGTGCGGTATGGAGAATATGCTCTCCATTGAACAAACCCCACAGCTCTCTGCTTGTCACAACTTCTGTCTTTCCGTTTCGTCTTGGAACCGAATAGCCAAACTTTGAATGTGTCCACAGTCCATCAGCATTGACTGCCATGATGTCACACAGCATCAACTGCTGCCATTCCATCAATTCGTTGCCAGTCATCGCATAGAGCTTGATTGCTTCATTACCTTTTGTCTCAGAGTATGGAAGAATAACGGATTGAGTAGGTGTTTGTCTTCCCACTCTTGTCATGTTATCTTCCTATTTCTCCATTCTCGGACCAGCTCTGTTCCTCATGGCTTCACCGCCTTATCGTCTATATACATATCGGCATATATCTTTCTTGGATCATGTCCAAGCATCTTGATTGATGCTGGTATGTTCTGATTGACTGCATTAAAAGCAAGCCTATGTTCTCGGCAGAATTTAACTGCTTCCATCAAACGCTTGCCTGTCCTGCATGAGTCCAAGATGATAACAACACCTTCTCTTTGTTTCTGAATCAAGAAATTGAATAATTGCTCATTAGCATTTCCATTGATGCATAATGTGTTATCGAAATCGACTGCAATAATCATTTACGCATAGCCTTCGTTTTCTGGATGTAACTATATGCAGCTTTCAATTCTCCTTCGCTCAATTCGTCTGCGCTCCATGTTCCGTTCTTGAAATCATCTGGTAATTCATCCCAAACATTCTGAACTGCAGAAAGCATATTGTTATATCCTGATGTTTTTGTTGATGTAGTTGTCAATCTCTTTGATGTTGTCTTTGTTCCACCAATCTTCTTATAGTTATTGACTAGATCGGAACTTCCTTCATGAACATAATTGATTGTGCATCGGCAGTTTTCATGCCGTCTCCATACATCATTTCCAGTATCCTTGACATCTTCATAGTCATATGATCCAGCTAATGCTTGGCACCACTTACAAGCTCCCCATTCTGGCTTCCTTACTACATAACATTTGATTCCAGATTTGCTCTGAAATTCTGCATTTGCTTGTATCGTTTCATCAACTACTGATAGGCTAAAATTGATTATCTGGGCATAGAATGTGTTTTCTATGTTCGTATAATCTGGATTTGCTTTCAATTCTTCAACGATTCCATATGCTGAATCACTGTCAAACTTGGAAGCCTGTGCTTTGATTCCGATGCCATCAGCAGCATTCATTGTTGTTTGTGCTGCCTGTGCGACCTCTGAGACCATACGATGATCCATGCCAAGTGATTTAGGTATCAGATCTTCTATATCCCATTCAGAAATGTTTAATCCTGGTCTTTTCTGCTTGAATATATCAGATAATATTTGTCCTGCACGTATTCCATATTCATTGGCTTCATCCCAAGTGACAGATCCAGCATTCATCTTTTCGATAATGCCAGCCATCTTTGGATCATTGGCTGCTGTTGTGATGAACTGCTCTTTTATGTCATTCCAAGTCAGAGCCATTATTTAAGACCTGTCAGCTTATGCATCAAACTAGCATCAACATATCCAGGAACTGCTTGATTGATCTTGCCAATGCCATCTCCAATGACTGAAATCGTGCTTGCATCTGGTTCAAATATTGGAAGCCATGTAGGTTTTGTCTGATTGACCTGTGCTCTGGTATATTGCCTGTTGTCACGCAAACAGACTGCCAGATATCCAGCATTCAAGAAACCAGTTCCAAGACACCGCTGTGCTTTCCTTGCTGTAAGTCTCAGATTCTCATGGCTTGCCTTGATAGCTTCACTGGATGATGGATTGTCACTTGGGAATCCTAAGTCATCAATCGTCAATCCTGTCTCGCCTGCAAATCTGGAAGCTTCTGAACGTATCTGGTCAAGATAAGGAGCCATGCTCTGCTGGGCAAACTGTCCAAGCACTGGCTTATCTCCATCTTCATCCTTCGTGAATGTGAGCATGGAAGACATTGTTGCTTTCCATTTCTCCATTTTTGTTGCTTCTTCGCTGATACCAAGAGCATATTTCTGTGGATATGAATAGAACTGTGCAGAAATCTCTGACAGCTTGACCGTTCTCATTGCTTCCTTGCAAATATCCATACATGCTCTGCTGATACGTGAATGCCCAAATGGTCTCTTAGCGTCCGGTCTGTAGATGATTGGAACCAACAGCGGATATGGTGCAATATTCTTTTTTGATATCTTTTCCCATCCTTTTGCTGTCTTTGTTCTTATGACCGTTGCTTCTTTCGTGAAGTATGCTTCTTGAATTGCATCCTTGTTATCGTCTCTCTGGAGAACTGCATATCCTTCTGTCAACATTCCAGTCAGATCATCAATGATTCCTGTAGCATTTCCACCATCAATGACCTGCATTCTTGGCAAGTCTCCATCCTTTTCTCCTGGTGCCACATAAATGAATGAGCATGAAGCAATCATGGAAGACAGCACCGCAGAATCAAAAAGGACATCAGGATTGTTAGCACTGTAGATGTCCATCATGTTGAAATTGTCATTGTCGAATCCATCAAACTGCAATCTGTCAGCCAATTCATCGACTGCCTTACTGCACCAACCATTCACTGAATTGAAATATTCAAATCCTTCTGGAGTAGAAATTCCAAAATCCAATGCTCTTTGTTTCTGTTCATAAAAAATATATCTTAGATCAACTCTGGTCTTCTTCAACTCCAGCTTTGTTCTGAGATAATCTATCCCTCTGTATGCCATTTCATTAACCTCTCACTTTATTCATGATGTCGGCTGCTGTCATGGCAACCTGATTGTTAGATGGAGCAAGACTGTCCAATATCTTCTGCTTGGTTTGTATTGCTTGGTTTTTGACTGCTGGCTTAGTCTCGGAATCGTTAATGATTGATTGCAGAACAGCCAGATCATCCATCTTCATTTGGTAAATATCTATTTCAATTTTGGCTTTGTCTTTCTTCATTTAGATTCCTTCCTATCCCCAAGGGGTATGAGTATGAATATTTACACATACGGCAGGCTGCAGTCTAATGCATATCGCATCAGGGAGTCACTCCCCCTTGTACGACATCCAGTCAGCTGACTGTGGAAGATTGCTGTTCGTTATCTCTGCTTCCTTTTGCATTATTGGTCTTAATGACAGCTTGTCACTCTTTTCTCTGTTGCATATGAAGTGAGCAAGCTGCAAGTTCTCCATTGCGAACGGATGACCGCCTTTTGAGATTGGAATGATGTGGTCAACTGTCGGAGACAATGGATCCGGAAACTTCTTAGTGAAGTCAACTGGTCTTCCGCATAATGCACAGATTGTTTGTGTTGCATAGATCCGCTTGGCATTCTTACGGAGCTGAGTCTGAGCATTGCCTAGGTGGTCTATTCTGTTGTTACTCTTAGCCATTTTTCGTCATCTTCCTCACCCATGCGGTATGAATGTCACAATAGAACATCTGGAACACTGTGCAGTTGTGGTCACAAATAAGGCATGGCGATTCCTGGTCTTTCTCGATATGTCTCATGGCACTGATGAACTGTTCTTCTGTCTTTAGATTGTGCTTATCGTCAATATCATCTGCCATGTTATTCTCCAAAATAGAGAGCCGTGCAATGGTGGTAAAGGATGTATATAGGCTCTCTGTAGCAAAATAAAAGCAAGAGATTTCTCCCTTGCCTATTTCGATATTTATAGTTTAGTTCATTTAAACGTCACGTAACGTAACACATTCAATCCCATGGTTTATGATTTACATAACGATAGAATTTCTGCTTACACGCTTCTGAATTGTAATATGAATACATCTTTCTTGCAGTTTCTTTCCATGTCAATCCCATAAGGAAGTGCCAATTGATAATGGCTCTTACATCATGGTCTTCTATCTTGTCGCACCATTCAATGATCTCTTCCATAGTTTCTCTTAGTTCTTGCGTTTTCTGGTCAATCATTTGGTCATAGTGAAATATCTTTTTTACTGATTCCTCTGTTGGATTTCCTGGAGTAGTTGAGTGAGATTCATTGGAAGACGGAGAGTGAACATTGAAATACATGCTGTTTTTTAAGTTTTCCATTGAATCAATATCACGTTTCAATTCCTGATAATGTTTTAGCTTTTCAATGTCCATTGAATTATCCCCTTTATTTTCGTTTTAAGAGCCATTGTGTCACGCTTGGGCATCCAATCATTTAAAGACATAACGCTCGCTGTGTGGCATGTATCGAAGCCATATGGCATATTATTTCTTTTTCAGCTTTGAACTGACCAATGCTGTGAAGTCTTTGTTGCTCAACAGATCTATTTTCTTAGCTTTGCACCATAACCGGATAGCTTCTTCCATAGCAATGTGACCTATGCTGAATTCTTCCAATATCCAGATGTCCTTGTCTGGGCTGTATGCTTTCGGGAAATCCATCCATGCAATGGCATGTTTGTTGTCGCACTCGGTAAAACCGATATATTTTGGAGTGACATAGAAGTGAGAAATCTTGACCGCAAACTTATCTGTGGTTATCAGATACTTTCCCTCCTGTTCTGGCAATCTTTCAGATATAGGAATCCACTGTTCACGCTTCAATGCTGAGATAGCCATTTCAATAGGTTCGCTATTATGATAACAGCCTGGCATATGCCTTTCCATGCTGCATATGAATGTATCAGCATTCTTCAAATATGCGATAGCATCATCAATTGTCATTATTTATACCATCCTTTATCTGATTAATTGCTTTTAAAATGACTTTTGCTTGTTCCTTGTCGTATAGATCTTTCCATGCAGATAGGTTATCCATAGTCATTTCTAAATTGTAAATATGTTCAAGTTCAAGACCATTCAATAACTGAATAACTTCTTTGATTGGCTTTCCGCATAATGTATCGTGCTCATAGTCTATTGATCTATGACCTTGTAATGCTTCAATAGCCAAATCAATGGCTTCTCTATCATGCCAATCTGCGTTATGCCTCATAAAATCATCTGCATATTCAAGATACTTAATCACTTCATCAGTTGTCATGTTCATCACCATCCATCTTCGCACCACAATTAGGACAATAATCAAATTCTTCCGTACAGTTATCAATGTAATTGAATGAATGATGACAATTTGAGCAGGTCATAAAGTCCTCGTCTGGATAATCAAATCTTTCTCCATTTATTTCATCATTCCTTGTATGTTCAATCCAAAGAGCATGAATATCTGGTTTAACTTTAGCTTTATGAAATCTAGCTATATCATTTGCATCAATTTTTTTATCTACATGATTATTTGCAAATATCATCAATTTGTTTGCATCAACATATCCATGCTTGTAACCTTTAGTCATGTTCATCACCATCCAACTTATCACCTTTACTGCAAAAATCTTTTTCATTGATAAATATGTCATTTAAAATGCAAAATTCCATTTTGTCTCTATATTTGCACTTTACACAATGCACTACTGGCTGAACATCTTCGGTTGGAATCGCATCTAGTCTAGCCATTGCCAATTCAAGCGCCTCGCAAGATGCATCATGCCTTATCCTTTCGTCACCGTAAGTAGTGTTGATTAACTTTGCTTCATCAATAGAAAGACATTCAAGAACTGCTTTGTATGTTTCAGCATCAATGTATCTATGCTCTATTCCAATTTGCTGAATATTTTTATACTTTTTGGAATTAGTCATTCTTTGTTCTCCTGTTCCTTTTCGATGGTTATAGATATTACGTTCTTCATTTCCATACCACACCAATGACGGCTACCATCTTCATCGACAGTTAAACATCTAATAAAGCCATCGTTTACTTCGACACGTTCAGCATCGTAACCTGTTTTACGATTGCCTTTTTCATATACTTCGACAGATAACGTTGTCATTCTTTGCTATCCTGTTCCTTTGCTTTTAATTCTTCATATACTCTGATTGGTTTTCCATATATCCATGCATCTTCACGGCATGAGTAACAAATACCGCTATCTTTCCAGCAACCATTTTCAGCGTTAGGACAATCAGAACATTGATCTATTGCAATCATCTTAGCCCCACACCATGGGCAGAAGTTTGTAACTTCTCTAGCATTTCTACCTGTTATACGTCTGTATCTTGCAAAAGGCATCCACATTCCACAACTGGTACATTGAGGATATTTCTCATCATCAAACACTTTCCATTTTGCTGTTCTAACTTGTTGTTTAAATTTTTCTGTTGCTTCAAATGGACTCTTTGCATGAACGATATTGATAATATCGTTGTGCTTTACAAGATACTGTTCTCCCTCTGCATAGTAGTATGGAATACGTGTAAGTCTGTTATTCCATGGAACATCAAAGCTAGAAATTGTATGTACCGCTTTGTTTAAATCATTAAAACTTGTCATTCACGCTTCAAACCGTTCCTTTCATTCAATCTCTTTATATGCAATCAAACGACACATGGTATTACCTTTGGCTGGCCCATCTAAAGCAATAAATCTATGCACACATCCACATTCGACTTCATATTTTGCTTCACATGTTTGTGGATAACCGTCCATATCTTCATACATGAGCATAACTTTTTTATTCCATACCAAAATTGATGGTTCTTCTTCGATAATGCCTAACTTATGCCAATGTTCTTTTTCAATCATTTCTCTGCAAATCTTTTTTCTTTCTTCAATCATCTGTGCATACCGTTCCTTTCTAACTCTGCATCAATTCCTGTGATTTCCTTGAAGATTTTTGCATCAAAGTTAGGAATATTCTGGATTGTTTCCTTTGCTTCATTGCTGAGCAATTTCCACCAGTTAGCACATGCTTCTTCATATGTGTATGAAATCAGTTTTCCACCGATTGACTGTCTGATGATAGAATCATTTTTTTCTGCTTCCGTGAACTCATGCCATTCTGTCAATAAAAACGGGGCTGAATTTAATGCATCATAATATTTTGAACTGTAGAACTCGTCATATGTCATTCCACTATCCTTGTTAAAAATTGTAATTGTACGTTCCTGCGTGTTGAAGAAACCAGTTGAATGATTGCATTTATTAAAACCGCCTGTGTTCCGGATGCCTGTTTTACAATCGCCTGTGTTCTGGTCGCCTGTGTTCTGGTCGCCTGTGTTACAGTCGCCTGTGTTCCAGCTGCCTGTGTTCCAGAGGCCTGTGTTCTGGTCGCCTGTGTTCTGGTCGCCTGTGTTACAGTCGCCTGTGTTCCAGCTGCCTGTGTTCCAGAGGCCTGTGTTATAGTCGCCTGTGTTATAGTAGCCTGTGTTCCGGCTGCCTGTGTTCCGGCTGCCTGTGTTGCAGTCGCCTGTGTTCCGGCTGCCTGTGTTATAGTCGCCTGTGTTATAGTAGCCTGTGTTCCAGCTGCCTGTGTTCCAGAGGCCTGTGTTATAGTCGCCTGTGTTATAGTAGCCTGTGTTCCGGCTGCCTGTGTTAAAAACTCCGGTATTTCCGCGTTCAAGACCTCTCAGATGAGCCAATTCTTCACCTGTAATTTCTCTCAAAATCTTAATTTTGTTAGTCCCCATTTTGGTATTGTTACTGACAGTTTTTCCTAATGGTTCGACCTCGCAAACTCTATTGTTTGCATCTGGATTCTGTGAATAATACTCATGTACATTCTGCAAACTATCGCAAAAATGTATTGCCGTATTGGAGCATAATTCTACATCTTCATCATTTGCTCCGGTATCATAAGTCTTTCCGACTTCAAACTGCATACCTCTGCACTTTAAATATTTGTCAAAACCCTTGTAATATGTCATCTGTTTATACTGTTCCTTTCTTATTCAGTCCAATTATCTGCATCGCTTTTCAGCCATTCAGAAATTACTCCTTTTGCTTTTACTTTTTCCAGTATTTTTTAACTGGATACCATATATCTGGTTCAAGTTGTGCGAACATGAAACAATCGTCTTTGTCGTAATCATCAATCTCAACTACACGATGATTTTTTTCAATCACAAGTATTCGTCTACCAACGATTTCATTGATTTTGAGTGCCTTGATTTTATTACGTTTTATAAATTCAATTTCTGGTTTTGTATATCTCATAATTATTTACTATCGTTTTTCATCCTCACATTCTGTCATACTTACTTGCGGCATTATCCAATAGAGCAAGTATTGCTCCAATAATTGTTCCTGTAATAAAGCATATAATTCAAGAATCTGGATCATCTCTCATCTCTGCTGGCCATGACCATAAGAGCCATGATTGCTATACCCATGAATGTACCAACTGACAGACCGATTAGAAACACAATTATAGTGTTCATAGTTTTTCAAACCTCTCCAATTCCTCATACCGACTAATCAATGTATCCAGATGTAAGATTGTGCTTGCTTGGTGGTCTATGATGTTGTTCATTTCATGGATAACTCTCCGCAATCGTTCAATCTCATCCTTGTACTTCTGTTCTTCTTCGTCTGTCATAAATTTACTCCGTCAATAAACATATCCATCTGGACTGTCGTTCCTTTGACGAATGACTTTGCAACTACATCCTTCACTTTATCCGGTGTCTTCAGCATGATTGTCTCCGCTTTAGCATAGAACTCTTTACTGATTTCAAACCCGTATGAATTTCTTCCCATATCTCTGGCAGCACGTAATGTTGAACCACTTCCAGCTACTGGATCAATTACCACATCTCCTTCATCCGTATAGATTTCAATCAGTTTTCTAAGTATTGATTGTGGCTTTTGTGTTGGGTGTATCTTTGGAAAGCTCTTATCATCACGTTCCCACTTGAACCAGTCATAAATCATGTGACCTTCATTGTTGAATTTTGGTAGTCTGTCTCTCCAGAAAACGACTGCCATTTCTGTGGCACCTACAATCTTCATATTGGCTTTCAATACCTGTGCTGAGTAATCTTTAACAAAGAATATTGGCTGACTGTTAGGAAATCCGTATCTTGCTGCTGTATCAACTAAGAACTGGTATTGCTGGAATGAGCAGAAACAGATCATTGATCCACTTTGAGATTTACGTTTCTGGCTCTTTCCAATACGTTCATCCTTTTCATTTCCATCCTTTTCCTTGTCTTTTCTTAACAGACGATTGCAGAACGAGAAGTATTCCACGATATTGAAGTAATCATCTGACGGAAAGAAACTAGCATGAGCCTTTTTGCTTTCTCCATTCTCGTTGTCTCCACCTTTGTACCAGACCGGATTGCTGGCATATGCTTTGTCTTCCAATCTGTAAGGCAAGTCAGCAATCACTAATTGTGCCTTTGGTATTCCATACAATTTATAATTCTGAAAATTGTCGTTATATAATTCGCACTTGACCATTTATATCCTTTCTAAAATGGCAGTTCTTCGTCATTTACCGTGAACTCCATTCCGTTCTCTGTATGGCAGACTGTATCTCCTTCACGAACCATCAGATCAACATTGAAGTCTGCTGGACAATCTACAATCCGTCTTGTTGATTCTTGGTAGTACAATGGCAAATCTTTATTCAGTATCAGCCGACCAGTCAGACGGTTTTTGGTGATGCATAAGCACCGTTCTGTAGGTTCTCCTTTTTTTGGTCTGTCGTACCGCATGACAATATCAGCCAAGTTAGTAATATTTGAACTTCCCAAAATATCGTCATTCTGCCAGTCAGACGCTTTTCCATCTCCAACCTTCTTAGGATGGGCAATCAGCATGATGACCACGTTGAACCTGTGAGCAAGAATACTCAACTGCTTAGTGAACTCTGTCTGCTGGCGGTAAATGTCACTAGCCAGATCATCGTCCATAGCAGTCATCAAGTTATCCACAATCAGGAACTTGCATCCGTATTTTGTGATGGCATTCTTCAATGTCTCCAATAACTTCTCTGCATCATCCCTTACTGCTTCGTATACGTAAGTATATGGCTGGTAAAATTCTGTAATTGCATGGTCATAGCTTTGGTCAACCAAGAATGATTGATATGAGCCAGCAGCATTGTTTATTGTTCTGGTGTTGATTCGACTGCCACCAGCAATCTGATGTTCCAGCCAATCCTTGACTTGCCAGTCCAGCATCTCACCGGAATACATGAATGTGGTTATCCGCTGACGGATTGCATGAGCTGCTATCATGGATGCAAATGTACTCTTACCTTTGCCACGTTCACCAGTCAGAATGATTAGCTGACCGTCATAGAACCCACCAGACAGATAATTGTCCAGTCTTGGGAACCCTGTGCTGAAATGCTTGATTTGGTTCAAATCTACCCTTGCTACATCAGCCAATGATTTGATATGTGGGTTTTCCACAATTATCGACTTTTCCACAGCACGTTTAACAACAAGCTTTCCATGCTTCTGGAGCAGTTCGTTTGCATCCTTGCAGTCCAGATAATCATCTTCCCTTACGTGCTTCACAATTCCATCGAACCGCTGTTCCAGTTCATCCAGCAATGTGATATGACCTTTCTCATGGTCACCGAACACCACCAGTGTGTCGAACTTACACAGGAAATCCCAGCAATTAGGAACCCATGTGAACCCAAGCGCTCCCAGCGGAACACTGACTGCATTTTCCACACCAGCTTCAATGCAGCTCAGACTGTCCATCTGTCCTTCTGTGATGACCAGTGTCTTATTGTCAAAATTGCAATGGTTCATACCAAACAGGATTGGCTTGCTATTGGCTTCTGTCCATTCTTTGGATCCTTTTGACTTTCCCTTTTCAAACTTCATGTTCCGGTATTTGATTAGCTGGAGCTTTCCAGTTTCGTCCTTGAATGGAAATACCAGTGTGCTGGCATTGTTTTTATCCGTTGTCAGTTCATATTCCTTACAGACTGCTGCGGATATTCCACGACTTTCCAAGTATTCGATTGCTCCTGGTCTTGTCTGGATCTCCACATCAGGAAATTCCTTATAGTTCTGTGGTTCCTCAAATTCCGTACCATTGGATAGCACAAACCCAAAGTCCTTAGCCAGAGTTATCATGTTCCCTTTGGCATTGCATGATGACCGCAGGCATTTGAATTGTCCAGTGCTGAGATTGATTGAGAATGTACCCTTGTCTCCATGATCCGCACCGTGACAGTATGGGCAATCTACGAACTTCATTTCACCGTTCTTAACTGAATACTTTGCTCCAATCAGTTTGGCAAACGAATACGCATCTTCTTTTTCAAACCTGTATGAGTTCATGATCTAGATTTCCTGTCCTCATCAACAATGATTCTTGCCATGTTCTCAGCATTATCACCAAAGTTCCGTACCATATAACCCCAGTCATATTTATTTCCTCTACTGTCTGTGTACTTCCAATCCTCATTCCAATCTTTGTATTTGGCTTTTGGTTTTTCATCCGAAGGATGGGCTTCTTTTTTCTTCTGAAACCCTTCTTCTGAATACCCTTCTTCTGATTGTTGTACTTTGCCATGTCCATTGCCATGTCCAAATGACTGTCCAACATCCTGTCCAACTGGCTGTCCAACTGTTTTTTCAGAATCTTGATAAGTATGCCAATTTACTATCGTTATGATGATTCCACCACTGGCCAACTTGCTGTCCAACTGTGTGTCCAAGTCAGTGACCGATTTGATGTCCAACTGCCTGTCCAATACCATGTGTCTAATAATGTTCCGTACTGATGATCTAGGAACACCTGTATTCCTTGAAATTGATGCGTAGGTTTCAAAAGTTTGTCCTGGATTTATCTGTATTCCAAGTGAATTTCCCTGTTTGAAGTTTGCTCTACATAGCAAGTACATCCATACCTGTGTATAGTTAGGACGTTTAAAATATTTCCAATGGATAAGTTTTCTATCAATCTTTACAAATCCCATCCAGTTCTCCCCTTTCTATTGCTTCATTCAATTCACGGAACAGTGTTTCTCTGATTAACTCTCCGCTTGTTTCAGCCTTGCAAAATATGACATGCAGATGGTAACGTGCAGTCCAAGCAGTCAATGATGCTTCGTATGATCTAGGCTTGAACATGGAGCGATAACGACCATTTAGCAGATTTTCCCAGCTTGCATTCTCAACCAGAAGATAGATTATGGATCCATTTTCTGTTGCTCTCTGCATTTCCTTTTCAAACCGCTTGCGTCCTTGACAGAAACACATTGCCAATTCATCAAGTGACATCTTCCGTTCAATCACGACTGTTGGAAGTATGGTTTTCCCTTCGTCATAAAGCCATTGACCAGAAGGAAGGATGCAATTGTATGTATAGTCTCCGAATGAGAGTGTGGCTTTTCGCACCACACATCCCATCATGGAGTACCTGTCTCTTGCTTGCTGTGTCTGCTGTTCTCTTGTGTCATGGAGCACAATCATTGATTCAAGGCATTTCTTTTGCTCAAATACGTCCATGTTCCATTAGAACGGTAAATCTTCCGATGTAATGCTCAATGACCCTGTATCGGCTTCTTTTGAGCTTGTGGAAGACTTAGAATTGTATAGTTCAATCTCTTCTTCTTGGTCATCAGTCAGACCTTTGTCCTTCGGCAGCGTATACTTTTGGTCATGAATCTTGGAAACAGATGTGAATGCTCCAAGCTTTGTATCGACATATTCCTTGCCGGCATAAACTCTGCTGACATTGTGGAACAGACCGCCAACCTGCTTACCTACAAACTTCTGTTCATCCCAGTCAAAGTGATAACCGCTGTTTGATTCTTCCAGTGAATCAGTGAATGATTTGAACTTGCGCTTGGTGAAGCTATCATTCTTAGAATTGTCATCCAATGGAATACCAAGCCAATACATTCCATGCCATGTTCGGTCTTCAACTGGCTTGTCTTGATTTCTCCAATCTCTCTCAAAGAAACCAGCCTGCAGACCTTCGGCAATATCGAAGCACATACGGAGCATGTCATTTCCGTTCTTGTCCTTGACTGTTTCTACCTTCTTAATGACGAGAACATAACCGCCCTTCTCCAGCTTTTCATACTCTCCTAATGGCTTGACTGAATCAAAATCTCCAAACTTTCTAATCATCTACTTTTCCTCTTTCTTTTCTATGGATATCCCGTAATACTCTCTGACGGATTCATCAACCGCCTTTAGATCATTCTCAATCTTTGCTTCTGTGAACATCTCTTCTGGAGACTTTGTAATTCCAGCTCCATCTCCTTTTGTAATGAAATAGTGTTTTCCACCTTCTGCCACGCAATGAATAACAACTGAAACCATTCCTTCAAGGCATACTTTTCCATCTAGCAGTTTTCCAATTGTCAGAAGCTTTGTTTCTCCTAGATCTGATTTGTCTTCATGGAATACCAGATAAACAACTACATCTTTTGGAAGTGCTCGTATTCCATTTATCAGTTTCCACATGCTGTCAGCAATCAGATTGAATACTGCGTACTGGTCTCCTTTACCATGTTTCTCCATGAAAATATTTGTCATGATGTATCCAGCATCATCAATGACTGCTGTTTTAATATTCATTTCTGACATTTTCCCTAGCTGTGTCAGAATGGTATCAACATTGACAGTCTTACCTGTGTACTTAAATGTGGACCGGAATGGAAGTTCTTTATCCATGCATTTGATGAGAAGAATTTCATCTTGTGCGAAGTTTTTTAAAGAACGTGATTTGCCAGCTCCGCTCTTTCCATATACATAAACTACTTGTGCCATTAGAGCTGCAGATTTCCTTTCATATTTGTGAATCGTTTTGACAGTATGGAGATTTGTTTAAACATAACCTTGTCTCCACTTGCATCTGCATAATTAAGAGCAATATTGATGGCTTGTGTTACTTGCCAAGCATCTTCCAGAATTGATGACCAATCTTCACAGTCAAACTCTGGAACTTCTACCTCTGAATCATCAAACTCTGGATCTCTGCTGGCATAGTTTGCATCTGCCAATCTATCAATGTCAGTCATTGTCTTCTGCATCCTCTAATTCCTTGACCATGTTCTTGATGATATTTAGCTGGTCAACAGTAATGCATACATCATATGGATCATCAATATTCAATTTTTTAAGACGTTGATAATCCTTATCCAAAATATCAACCAACTGGTTATATGCTGCCTTGTAAATGTCAGCCATTGTCTTCTACATCTCCTTCCATGTGTACGTTCTTTCCATGAATACTGACAGTCATCTTGTTCAAGATATTGGAAACCTTGCGGTCAACCTCTGCTGTCGTTTGGTTCATCAGACGGATAGCTTCGTCTGTTTCCTTGTTGGTTCCACTCTGCAATGCATGGAAATGATTGAGTGATTCTACCTGTGATTCCAGTTCTTCGATGCGTCTTTCATTGTGCCTGGTCATCCATGTGAATACGGAAATGGCGAGAATGAGAGCCACCAGTGCTCCGATCAAGAGAGTAATAATGTATGTGTCTACCATCAATGCATCACCGCCTGACCGACCATAAAGCCAAATGCAAATACGATTGATAAAACTGTGAATGTTAATACGAATACTTCACGCTGGAGTTCTTCATCGGTCTCAAAATCTTCAATGAATACTCTGAGAAATGATTTTCTATTCATCATTATTTAGACTCCATTCTCTTAATTACTCGCGGCTTTTTATACATTTCTTTTCTAATGGCATCAATTAAACTTTCGCCATCCAAATCGTTGCTTGATAATGTATCGAACCAGTCTGATCTAAAGAACTTTTCGCAGTCAATTATTTCTCTTTCCGCTAACTGTTTTTCAGATATTTCTCTTTTTGTTTGTGGAGCAACAATTTTGAATTTCTTTAGAGTGCAAATTGCCCATGTATAGTCTTCAACAGCTTGTCCAATAATTGCGACCGCCAATTGTTGATAACCATCATAAGTATTGTTTTTCATGTGTTTATCTTCCTTTCTGATTGTGATAAACTGGAATATGGATAAAAAATATCCATCACTTGAATGCTTGCTTTGTCTTCCACGACTCAGGCATTCTTTTCTTTTGTTTGAAGGTCTTTCCCTTCTTGCCATAATCTCAACCGTTCTTCTTCGACATGGTACTGGTAATATCTTCCAGTTCCCTTCCAAGCATCACCGAATGGGCAATGTCCAGATTTTAACCACATCCGAAGCGATTGGTCTGTGAGTTTAAGCTTCACAGCAGCTTCATGGATTTCCATTGTTTATCCTTTCTGTTTCTCCTTATGTGTCATAATTGACATGGAAAGGAGATCTAATAATGAATAAAGACTTTGACGATTTTAAGAAACTTCTTTGTAACAAAGATGAGATGGAAAAGCTTGCCCATTCTGTCGCAAACAAAGATGGAATTGTCGAAACTAACGGAGCAACAATGATTCTTATTTGTTTGGAACTTCTTGAGCGTTACCATCAATGGATTTCTGAATAACTGGAATAACTGCATTTGCAAGTTCATCCGCACTAATTCCGTTATTTCCACTAAGCTGATTGACTAGTATTTCTGCTTCCTTCAAAACTGAAACTAATCTTTCGGCTTTTTTTATAGCTTCTTTGATTTCCATCAATTCTCCTTTCATGTTACTTCTTAAGTAACTTAATTTTCAAAAAAAATGTGTTCATCAATAGATGAGTCATATTTTTGCAAATATTCCAGGATTTTTTGCATCTCCTGCTGTTTGAAACCATTAGCAATACGCTTTCTAAATGTCGGTAATGAGACACCAATCTGTTTTGAAAGCATTTCCTGAGTGATATCGAACTTAGCCATTACTCCAATTAATTCTCTATTCATTGTTCTCCTTCCTGTTACTTATGAAGTAACTTCATGTCTCCAATATAAGCTTGGAACATTTCAATGTCAACACTAAAATTATTTTTTTAGTAACATTTATTCCAACGTTAAAAATATTTTTTACTTTTATAGTAATTTATTCTATACTGTGAGGACAGGTGAATAAATATGAACAATACATTTGCAGAGAATTTTAAAAAGTTACGAATAAGCCATCATTATACACAGGAACAGATTGCAGACAAGTTCAATATGACTAAGACAGGTATCTCATACTGGGAAAATGGAAAGACTGCTCCAAGTCTTAAAATGACTCAAGAGATTGCTAACTTTTTCAATGTATCTGTCTCTGCTCTTATGGGCGAAGAAAAGGAAGAGTCGATCACAGCAGTGACTATTCCACTATATTCTCCTATTTGCTGCGGCAATGGTGGATTCGTTGATGATAATATCATTGATTACATTTCACTCCCATCCAACATGTTGAACCCTCATTCAGATTATTTTGCACAGAATGCTATTGGAGACTCCATGACTGGTGAAGGTATCAAGCCAGGAGATATTCTTGTATTTGAGAAGACTGGTCATTGCGATAGCGGTCAGATTGGTTGCTTCTGCATTGATGATAATAATGCCATGTGCAAGAAGTATCGTGTTACAGAAAACAATCAGATTATGCTGATGCCAGCGAATGAAAAGTATGATCCAATCATTGTTGATATAGAGAGCGAACACTTCCGCTGCATAGGAGTGCTTGCATACTCTGTTCATAGTTTCAAATAGCGTAAGGGAGACGCTTGTATATGGGATTAGTAAAGAACATAATCAGCAATCAAAAGACAAAACGTTTCAAAGAAATTGAAGCAATGCTCAAGGACTATAGCATGATTAATGTTGTAGGCTCTGATTACCATCGTCAGGAAGTAGCTAGTTTTATCTCAGAACGTACCATACCACTAGATAGATGGTCTCCAATTCCATGCAAATTGGAACATGAGCCAAAGAATGAACATGATCCAAATGCCATGAAAGTATTAGCAAGAGATGCAGCAGGAGCATGGCAACATATTGGATACCTTCCAGCAGAAGATGCTGTGAATGTCAGATCAATGATAAACTCCGGAGCTTGTTATTATTTGTTGGTAAAGCCAGATGCAAAAGGAACCTGTGGAATTGCTATCAAAGTAAAACTATACATATAAAAAAAGCACCCCTACTGGAATAGGAGTGCCAAGCTAGAAAACCATCCGATCAAGATGCTTTTCCTATGCTTAATTATAACAGAAAGGAGTCCAAAATGAAGAATGCAAATGGAGATGGTACTGTAATCAAGTTATCTGGCAAAAGACGGAAACCATATGCTGCCGTTATCACTGTCGAATGTATCCAGTATTTTGATGATGTAACCAAAGAACCATCTGGACGAGATAAACAGAAGCGAAAGTATATTGGATATTACACCACTCGCCCACAGGCGCAGTCTGCTTTGATTGAGTACCGCAAGAAGCATCCAGCCTATACAGATGAACCTTCCAACGAAGAACCTTCTCAAATCAAAGAAAAACAGCCTGTATTCGTGCCTACCTTTGAACAGATGTGCAAGATAGTCATTAAAAATAAAGGTGTTCAATGGAGCAAGTCTTCAATGGGTAATTTTACCTTTGCTGTCAGTAAATGTGAATCTATCAATAACAAACGGATGGATGAGATAACCTACACTGATGTTCAGCAGATAATGAACAGGTATATGAAAGAGAAGAAATCTAAAGGCATACTGGCTTTGTTCAAGGTATACATGGGATTGCCTTTCAGAGAAGCTATGAAGTATGGATATATCCCAAACAGTCCTGTTCAGTTTGTTACCTACAAAGCAACCAAAGAGCAAGTGCATAAGAATGAGATACCTAAAGAGATTGTTTTAAATATCATAAATTCCAATTGCAAGACCAGAGATATGTTGCTCATCCTTCTCTATTCCGGTATGCGTATCAATGAATTGCTGGATGCCAAGATTGAGAACGTTGATCTGGATCATAATTATCTGATTGCCGGAGAAAAGACCGATGCTGGGAAAAACAGGATTATTCCAATACATCCATACATCAGAGATATGATGTTGAAATTCATCAAAACCAACAAAATGAATGATGCCAATTTCAGATACTACATGAAACAGGATGTGGAGACATACGGAATGTATTTCACCGCCCACTATTGCCGTCATACGTTCATTACATGGGGCAAGAGATATAAGCTTGATGAAACATATGTCAAAAAGATTGTCGGACATTCTACGCAAGATGTGACGGAATCAATATACACACATGCACTTCCAGAAGATCTATATAACGAAATCATCAAAATACCATATCCAGAAGATTTGTGAAATTTGTAAGCTACTTGTATGCTACCGTGCCAAATTCATGTATAAGATACATCAAAAAAGGCTTTATATAGAGCGATTTTGATTTATACAGAAAAATCGAAGATTCCTCTTCGATTTTCGCATTATTCTCAGTATTATTACTAATTATCGCTCAATTTCAAGAGGCTGCATACTTCATAGTTCTTTAATACGCCTCTACCGTCCATGCCATTACCGTAAAGTTCTACAACAAAGGCAATTCCTGCGACTACGCCGCCGAGTTCTTCGACCATCTTAGCACTTGCCATTGCGGTGCCGCCAGTTGCCAGCAGGTCATCAACAATCAGTACTCTCTGTCCAGGCTTGATAGCATCTTTATGCATGAACACTTCATTGGAACCATATTCCAGATCATACTTACAGGAAACTGTCTCACGCGGGAGCTTTCCTGGTTTTCTGACTGGCGCAAAGCCAACACCCATCTTAACGGCAACAGGAGCGCCGAAGATAAAGCCGCGGCTCTCAGGTCCGATAACAATATCTGCCTTGACCTTTCTGCCGAAAGCTGCCAGTTGATCGCATGCTTCATTGAATGCAGCTGGATCCTGGACCATTGGCGTAACATCTCTGAATAAAATTCCTTTGGCTGGGAAATCCTGAATTGATGCAATATAGTCCTCTAAATTTAATGCCAT